CGTACCAAGCCCTGTCAGAGCAAGAAAAAGAAATCATCCGCGAGGCGCTTGATAGCCCCTTGGCTGGTGTTCTTTCCAAAATATTCCCTGAAATCATGCAGGCGATTGGCAGCTTCAATAAGCCCCGCCGCAAAATGGATGCGGACATGCGCCAAGTGGCGGCAGGGATGCTGATGCGATGACCACATATGTATATCGGGACGGCAAGATCGTTCCCAAGGCAAGCGCCGCCCCCAAGGGCGGCGTTTCCATTATGAAGGACATCGAACCGTACCAGAACATGAAGGATCGTGGCTGGATCACCAGCCGTTCACAGCACCGTGAGTTTTTACGGCGCAACAACTTTGTCGAAGTAGGGAATGAACAAAATCATCTTTTCAAATGACACAAACTGAAATGCAGCTTGATAGCACTGACGCTGGCGTCGAGGCCAATGCCTCCATCCCAGCACAGCCAGCAAGGCCGGAAACTGTCGCAGAGACACTTGCTAAAACATTAGAATCATTTGAGGCCGAAGCAGAGGAGCCAGCAGAAGAAGCTGAACCGCTGCCAGAAGCGCCGGAGCCTGATGAGCAGGCTGGAGATGAGCCTGAAGAGGCAGAAGAAGACGAGGCTGAAGAGGATGAGGCGGTAGAGGAAGACACCGCTGAACCAGAGGCGCTGGCCGCGCCCAATCATTGGCCGAAAGAATTTGCCGCTAAATTTGAAGCGCTTGAGCCTGCTGCACAGCATATGTTCATGGAGCGCTATAAGGATTTGGAAGGCGACTACACACGAAAAACGCAAGACGTTGCTAAGTTTAAAAAGCGCAACGAGGCGTTTGATGAAATGTTCGCGCCGTTCAAGGGTGACTTTGAACGCGCTGGCATGGATGAGGTGGCAGCGGTGCGACAACTGCTTGCCGCCCATGACTACCTGCGGAAAGACCCTCAAAGCGCCATTGCTTGGTTGGCCAACCAGTACGGCGTGGATGTGGGTGCAGTCGGCAACGACCCAGCACTTGAGGATGAATATGCAGACCCGCAAGTAAAGCAGTTGCAGCAACAAGTTGCCCAGCTAACAGGCTTTATACAAAATCAACAGACACAGCAGCAAAGCCAGGTCGAGGCCAGCACGCAGTCTCTGATTGACCAATTCGCATCGGAAACTGATGCCAACGGCAATCTCAAGCACCCGCACTTTGAAAAAGTGCGGGGCGTGATGGGAACGCTCATCAGTGCCCAAAATGCCAAGGACTTGAACACGGCGTATGAGATGGCGGTGTATGCCGATCCAGAACTGCGCCAAGAGCAAGTCAAGGCAATGGCCGCAGCACAGTCGCAAGACAGTGTGAAAACAGAGGCGGTCAAAAAAGCGAAGAAAGCAGCAAGGTCAAAAGTCAGAGGCAGTGCAACACCAGCCGCGCCAGCGCTCCCAGCCAATGCGTCTATTCGTGACACAATCAATGCGTCAATCCGACAACTGGAGAATGGAAGGAGCTAGTAAATGGCTAGTCCTAATCTTTCAGAAATCGTCACGACCACGCTACGCAATCGTAGCCGGACGCTTTCTGACAACGTGAGCAACCACAACGCACTGTTGCGGCGCTTGCGCGAGAATGGCAATCAAACGTCTGTAACAGGACGTGATATTGTCCGTGAATTGGAATATGCCGACAATGGAACTGTGCAGTTCTATTCAGGCTATGAGACACTTGATGTTTCACCATCAGACGTGCTTTCGGCTGCCGTGTACGAATACCGCCAGCTTGCAGGTAACGTCACCATTTCTGGTCTAGAGCAAGTCAAAAACTCTGGCACAGAGGCCATCATTAATCTGCTTGAGGCACGCATTAACGTGCTTGAAAAGTCGATGATGAACAGCCTGTCCACATCGATCTATTCGGATGGCACAGGATCAAGCGGCAAAGAGGTTGGTGGTCTTCAGCTTATCGTGGCTGATGCAGGCACCGGCACAGTCGGTGGCATCAACTCAAGCACCTACACCTTCTGGCAAAACGTCCAGACCACTGCAACGTCAAGCGCGTTCAGCACCTCAAACGTCCAAGCAGATATGAATAATATGTATCTGCAACTGGTTCGTGGTGCAGACAGCCCTGATCTGATCATGGCTGGCACAAATGCTTACAAGGCGTTTCTGGGTAGCCTTCAGGCCATCCAGCGCATCACCAGTGACGATCTGGCAAACTCTGGTTTCACCAGTGTCCAGTATCTGAACAGCGATGTGGTGTTTGATTCATCTTGTAACACTGACCGGATGTATTTCCTGAACACAGACTATCTGCGTCTGGAAGTTGCTGCGTCCCGTGACTTTGTTCCTGGTGAAGCAAAAATGTCCGTCAACCAAGACGCAATGGTGACGCCAATGTTCTGGTCAGGAAATCTGACCTGTTCGAACCGCGCTCTCCAAGGCGTGATCCACACTTAAAGGAAGGGGAACTGTAATGACCATTGCAGCAGTAATGGGGATTGACCCCACAGCAGTCGCTGACACTCCTGAATTTCAGTTGGGTCAGCTTGGTGCCATCGTTGACGACACTAACGGCACACGCATCTACAAATATGTCCAGTATGACACTGGCAGTGGAAGCGTGGCAGCAGTCAGCGGTAACGCCGCCTACTACTACACACTGGACGGCTACAAGCTGTTCAAGGTGACGTCTGATCTGTCCGACTCTATTGAGATCGGTGCAGGCATTCTGCAATCAGCGCCGACTGACGGCCAGTATTGCTGGGTGCAGATCAAGGGCATGGCAACCATGAACGCAGCCCTGACAGCAGGCGCTGACGGTGACCCGCTGACACCAACAGGTTCAGCAGACGGCAAGCTGGATGTTTCAGCAGATGTAACAGATAACGTCTGTGCCATTGCTGGCGACATCAGCGACAAGGAAATCATCTGCGATTTCCCAATGTAAACCCACGGGGGCGGGGCAACTCGCCCCCTTTTCTATGCAATCGGGAGGATTGATATGAGCGAAAAGGGCATCTTTTTCGAGCGAGAACTTAACGGCCAAAAGCGTGACTTTTGCCGGATTGAAATTGCAGGCGTGCGGGACATCTGGGAAGGACCAGCGCGGCCAGAAGATTTGCAGCGCTTTCCTGCCGAATGGAAGGCGTACAAAGGCAAAAAGAAAAAGCCGCGCACCAAAGGCACCGGCCTAGCAGAACTGCCAGGCATGACAGAGCCACGCCGGACTGAACTTGAACTGCACGAAATTGAAACGATTGAAGCACTGGCCGCAGTAGAAGAAGCAACGCTGCGCGGCATTGGTGAGCCATATGTCGAGTTGGCCAAGATCGCCAAGCTGCAAGTCGAAGCGACAAAGAAAAAAGATGACCTAGTGGTCGAGGTGGCTGTGGCGGCCCAGACCTTGGCAGAAGAGGTAAAACATGAGCCTGCTGACGATAGCGCAGAACGTAGCTGACTTTACCGGGTTTGAGCGTCCGACAACAGTTGTCGGCAACACAGACCCGATTGCACGGCAGTTGCTGGCCTTTATCAACCGTGAGGGCAAGCAACTGATGCGGTCAAACAACTGGCCCATTCTGCTGAAGGAACACACTTTCAGCACGGCCAATGGCACGCAAAGTTACGATCTGCCGACTGATTATGATCGGTCTGTTGGTTCAACAATGTACAACCGCACCGATCTAGATCAGATGGTCGGGCCTATCACGCCGCAGCAGTTCCAAAAAGATCGCTACGGCACAGCATCTGCTGGCATCACACAAAAGTTCCGTTTTAAGCCAAGCAGCAACGCGCTCAAGTTCGATGTCACGCCAACACCGACATCAACAGAAACCATTGGGTATGAGTATGTCAGCGGCCACTGGTGCCAATCAGCAAGCGGCACATCACAGGCAACAATGGCTGCTGATACCGATATTGGCATTCTTGATGAAACACTGATTGAGATGGGCGTCACTTGGCGGTTCAAGCAGAACCACGGGCTGACCTATGATGAGGATTTCAGGCAATACCAGCTAGAACTGCGCCAATCCATTAGCCGCGCAGGCGGTGCGCCGGTCATCAGCCTGGATGACGCCAGACGCCTGCTGGTCAGCCCATACAGCTACAATCTGCCAGATAGCGGATATGGCGCTGTCTGATGCTGCAAGCACTGCCAACATCTAAGGGCTACCGCGTCAAGGCGGTCAGCGTGCCAGCCCCTGTGGGCGGCCTGAACAGCCGTGACAGTATCGATGCGATGTCACCGACAGACGCGCTGATCATGTCCAACTTTTTCCCGACTGTGGAGAAAGTGACCCTGCGCGACGGCTACACCAGTTTTTGTACAGGGATTGGCAGCGGGAATGTTGAAACACTGGTTGAGCATAATGCTGGCGCGAACCGCCAGCTTTTGGCAATCGGCAGCAACGGCACGCTTTACCAGATTGATACGGGGTCAGCGGTTAGCAGAAAGACCGGCCTTGCCAACGGCAGGGCAGAAAGCATTGAATTCAACAACAACACCATCTTTGTGCCGTCCGGGGCAAACGTGCCTTTTAGCTGGAACGGGTCAAGCGCCAGCGATCTGTCGATCACGCTGTCTGATAGCGTCAACGCGAACACTTTGACAGGCGTACACGCGCACAAGAACCGGGTTTATTATTGGACGGGCGACAGCCAAAACTTTTACTACAGCGCCACCGTTGACACATTCCAGGGCAATTTTACAAAGTTCCCTGTGGGCCTTGTCGGCACATTTGGCGGTAACATTATTATGATTAACACCCTGACCATCGATGGTGGTGAGGGCGTTGATGATCTGCTTTGCATCGTGATGACATCGGGTGAGGTGCTGCTTTACTCCGGCAGCAACCCCAGTAGCGATTTTGCCCTTGTCGGTACATTTAGGATTGCAGAGCCGATTAACGAAAAACGCGCCATTGCCAAGCTGGGCGGCGATGTCATCGTGATGACCAAAGAGGGCTATCTGCCTCTAAGCCAAGTGGTGCGGCAGGACATTGTTGGCAACAAGGCAGCAGCCATTTCAGAGAAAATACGCGGCACGGTCATTAGCCAGGTCGCGGCAACCGGCACGACCACCGGCTGGCAGATATTTGTCAGCCCGGATGGCGACAAGGTGATTTTCAACTACCCGACAGGCGACGTTGACCCGTTCAACCAGCATGTGTTCAACCCGATCATCAGGGCATGGTGCATCTTTGAAAACATGCCAGCCCATGTCTGGGGGCAGTTCAACGGCGATACATATTTTGGCAGCGCGTCAGGCGTAGTTTTCAAGGTGGGTGGTGATGCAGATAATGGCTCAGACATTACTGGTGATTTGGCTACCGCTTACAACTATTTTGGCGACAGGGGCGGCGTAAAACGCTTTAGCAGCGTGCAGCCCATACTGGATGGGGAGACAACGATTGATTTCTCGTTTGGTGTGGGCGTCGATCTAGGATCGCCACGCGCCATTGATGTCACGCAAGTCAGTTTTGCATCCAACCTAGCGGCTTGGGACACCGCGACTTGGGATGACTTTTTCTGGGCTGATACCACGGGCGCTGGCGTGACCAAGCGGCGCAAAGCGGTCAATCGGCTTGGCTACTCCAGTGCATTGCGTATTCAGGTCGCAACCAGCACCCAAACAATCAGCTTTATCAGCGCTCATTATACCTTTGCACCAGGAGGGCCAATCTAATGCCTTTTTCCGGCGGCACCTTTTCGCGGACGTTTGACTGCACGACAGATCGTGACAATGGCGTCAAAATCCTTGCATCCAAGTTTGACACAGAACTGGACGGCTTTGCGACTGGTCTGACCACGACCATTTTGAAGGACGGCACGCAGACATGCACGGCTGCGATCCCGTTTGCTCAAGGCATTACCCTGCCTGACAACAAAACCATCACGCTTGGTACAAACAGTGACATCACAATACAATATGATGAAACGACGAATGACAGCCTAGAGATTGCAGCCAATGTAGAAGGCGCAGCGCTTGGCATCGTACTGAAAGCCGACCAAGGCGATGACAACGCAGACCAGCACAAGGTAAATATTGCTGACGGCGGCGTGCTAACACTTGGAAGCAAAATCAGCGGCAGCTTTGTCAGTTATCTCACACATACGCCCAATGCCACAGTCGCAGACAGTACAACGGCTGTTGCAGGCAATCTGACTGTCGGTGGTGACCTGACGCTTGGGTCAGGCGCTGTTATCAGCGAGGCTGAACTAGAGGCCATTGACGGCGTTACAGCAGGCACTGTGACGGCATCCAAGGCTGTCATCGTAGACAGTAACAAGGACATTGCCAGCTTCCGTAACGTGACGCTGACCGGCGAGTTAGATGCTGGGTCACTAGACATCAGCGGCGATGCCGACATTGACGGCACGCTTGAAGCTGACGCCATGACGCTGAACGGCACGGCGATCACGACTACCGCCACACTGTCTACCGGCATTTCAAACAACAATT